ATAATAGTTTTCTCTACTATATTTGTAATCGTTATCAACGTCTTCTTTTTCTTTATCTTCCATCCTAGGAACAGGTGGAGTAAATTCTTTTTTGACTACAGCTTTTGTTGCTGGTTTCTCGTTAGAGATACCCAGGGCTTCGTTTATTTTCTCGTCTATGCTCATAATTATGCGTCACTATCTGTACTAGGATTATAATTTTTAGAATCCGTATAGGTACTTATAGTTGTAGTAAACCCGAAATCGTCATCAGCGTCAGCCGTTGTTGGATTAGGTACGACAACAATTCTTTCTTCTCTTTTAGGACTTCCTGTAGTATCTGTATATATGTCAGTTTGTGTTTCTTTAATAACTTTACTAGAATATATAGGACCATATAGATATGTTTTTGCTGTAAAATTCATTGTGTAGTTTACTGCTCTTCTATTTGTAAATGATCCGTCATATGTGTCCTGATAATCTACACTATTTAAAGTTATAGGTACATCTCTTTTTATACCCATAGATGGTATTGCATTTATTGTAACCGTATAGTCTGGTTGAAAGTATGGAAGTATTTGTTCTACAATACATAAACCATCTTCAGCAGTTGCTGTAAACGAATATAAATTAAATGATAAATTATATGGCACAGGATTATATTGATAGTATTGTTTACCTGCGTCTGAAGTATTTACATTTTTAAATTTACCAACTCTTTGTAATTTACGAGATGAGTCATAAGATAAACCAGAAATTTCAAAACCCATACGAGGTAATGAAATTGCCATTTCTCTTTGATCTAAATTAGGTTGTTGTTCTAATCTTGTTAAAAACTTTTCTTTAGGCGAATATGCAAGAGGTACTTTTAATCTTTGTATAGTACCACCATCACTATCTTGTCTAACAATGACAATGTTATTAAAGATTGTACCAAATGCTACAACAATCTTTCTTAATGACTCGTGGTAAAATTGTCTTCCAAACATTATGTTTCGTCAACCTCTCCGAAAGGGTTTCTTTCTGTAAAGTCTAATATATCATCGCCTGTACTAGCAGTATCAAACCCAGCGTCTGCATTGTAAGTGGCGTTGTCAGCGTAATCTCTAGTTTGTGTTGCAAGATTTATTGCTACATGTGTTTCTGCCAATAAGAAGTTATGAGTTTTCAATGTTAAGTCTGAATCCTCTAATAAGATACCACCACCATCTTCTAAAGTTAATTGATGTTGTAATTGATCTATAGATAATCTATCTTCAGCAACATCAATTTCTGATCTGCCTGTATCAATTTTTTCACTAGAATATTCAAATCTAGTTGTTCTTAATTTATAGACAGGTAAGTTACCTAGTTGAAAGAATGGTTCCTGATCTTCTACGAATTGTATCTCAAAAAAACTATTCATTAAAGGTACATAAATTAAATCACCTTCGTTAGGTCTACCATCTACAATACTATTTGCTTTGTTATCAACTTGATTTTGCCATCTTCTTTTTGCAATTACAAATGTTGTATCTTCTCTAATTTCTAAACCAAATTTAGATACTAATTCTTGTTCACCACTAAAACCTTCAGTAGTTTCCATGTACATTTCAATCATATAAGATTGGTCAAATTTAGATAGGGTATCTTCTCCTAAAACTAAATCTTTATTGACTAATGTTCTTGGTAAGTAAAAATTATCTAGGCCGTATATCTTTAGACCTTCTATGATTAAATCTTCATGTAATCTTTTTTCTGATTGATTACCAATTCCATTGCCACCTTGAAAGTGATGATTAACTGGCATGGCATTATCCTATCATGTAAGTTACAGGCGTTTCGTATGTGCCTCTTATTTCTTCTTCTAATTTTCTTATGTCTTCTAGTGCTTCTGAAAATATTTGTTGACCGTTAAGTGTAACACCACCTAACATTGCAACACCATTAAATTTAGATAAGTTAGCACCCCATTGTCTTTTGATTAATGCTGTAGTATATCTTTTTAAATATATGTCGTTATAAACATCTGTCATAACGGTAGGGTCTAGTTTTCTAAAACATTCAATAACAAGATACTCTCCTACAGATATGTCATTTTTCCAATCCATATCTACAAATAATTTGTTATTGTATTGATTAAATCTAACAGGTTTTTCACCTACTAGTATGTGATCTAAAAAGTCTAAATGTCTTAATACCATATCATAGTGTATAATACTTGTAGATGAAAAATCATACAAGTCATTTAATCTTAACTGGTATCTAATATCAAATAAGTTTTGATTACCTCTATTTGATAATGGGAATATTCTTGTAACTGCTAGTACAGCTTCAGGTACAACGATAAAGTTGTTTGCTTCTGTCCATGCAGTAGTAACTGAATTTTTAGTAATACTTGAAGCAGTATCACCATCAGGTGACTTCATTCTGTCAACATCTGCTTGAGTTACTTTGTATTTAAGGTATGTTCTCTCAACGCCATCATAGTGATATTGAGCAAAATATTGTAACGCTTCATCAATTCTATCTTCAGCCTGATCGTCATCTACGTTGATTTCAATTACAGGTTTCCCTAGTGTTCTTAAAGCGTATTGTTTTAATTGTTCTCTTGTTGCTGGGTTGGCCATATTAATCCTTTATACTATTTATACGATTATTAGGCGTTGCCAAGACGCAATTGTGGTGTGTCTAAAAATCGTTTTAGATTAATTGATTATTAACTTGCAGAACCAACAATTGTTTTAACAGCAGATCCACTTGAGTCATTAATTACTAATGTTACAGCACTAGCAAAGTGTGAAGATGTTATACCAGAAATCGTATTGTTTCCAGCAACAATTGTTTTGTTTGTCAACGTTTTAGTGTTGTCAGTTGAGATAATATCAGAACCACCCAATGTAGCAGTTGTTGCTTCTAGGTTTGCAACTAGTGTAGCAACAGCGTAACCAGTACCACTAGTATTTACCGTAGTAGTAGGTGCAGCCTGATTGTCTTTAAATAACTTAAACTTACCATCACCTGCATCCCTAAACATACCAGCATATAGGTCTTGCGATCCTGATGTGTCGTATAACCCATAGAATCCAATGTCAACAGCGTCTGAACTATTGTTTCCTGTTGCAAGGTTGATTAGTGGATCTTCTACTGCCAATGTAGCAGTATTAACCGTTGTAGTATTACCAGATACGGTTAAGTCACCAGAAATTGTAACGTTAGCAGGTAATCCAATAGTTACCGTTCCTGAACTTTCAGAAACTTCAACTTCGTTACTAGTTCCAGCAAACGTCATTGTTCCGCCTAGAGCAACTGCTGTAGTATTAGAACCATCTGAAACCGTGATTGCAGAATTACTTAATGATGAATTACCAATGTTTGATAATGTGTTATCAGAACCTGAAATTGTTTTGTTAGTTAAAGTTTTTGTTGTAGCAGCCAAGTAAGTATCAAATGTGTCAGTTGTAGTTTGACGCATTGTACCATTATCGTTAGTTACGATACCATCAGCACCTGCAACGGCAGTTGTACCTGCTGTTGTTCCACCATCCATTAAATTTAATTCTGTAGCAGTTGATGTTACACCGTCTAATATATTTAATTCAGCAGCAGTTGATGTAATAGCAGTTCCATTAATTTGTAAAGAACCTGCATTTACTTCACCACTTGAACCATAAATTACTGCTTTACTATTTGCGATTGTGCCTGCAGCCGAACCGTCAATTAAATTTAATTCAGCAGCTGTTGAAGTTACACCGTCTAAAATGTTTAATTCAGCAGTACTTGATGTTACACCATCTAATATATTTAATTCTGTTGCTGTAGATGTTACACCATCTAAAATGTTTAACTCAGCAGTTGTTGAAGTAACGCCATCTAAAATGTTTAATTCAGCAGTTGTTGAAGTTACACCGTCCATGATATTTAATTCTTCTGGTGTAGCAGTTATTGTAGTTGCTGAAACAGCAGCAAGTACTGGTATAGTACCTGATACGTTTGGTAATTGTATTGTTCTATCGCCTGTAGGATCAACCGTTGTTAATGTAGTTTCGTGTGCGTCATCTGTTGCACCTTCAAATACAAAAGCATTTTGAATACTAACCGTTGTTGAATCTACGGTTGTAGTTGTTCCTGAAACCGTTAAGTTTCCTGAAATCGTTACGTTATCATCTAACGTAATTGTTCCACCAGCTGAGTCTATTGTAAGATTTCCTGAAGACGTATCTATTTCGCCTGCAGCTGTCTTACCTAATTGAATATTTCCTTGTATGCTACCAACAGTTTCGGCACCACCTGCAGTAGAACCATCGTGTAGTAACACTTTGTTTAGAGTTGTATCTACCGTTATTTCGCCAGCTGCACCTGTATAGGCAGCATTCTCAGCCGTAGTACCTCTTCTTAATTGTAAAATTGTTGGCATTGTTAATCTCTCCCTTTGTGTAACAAACTAACTCTATTATTTATAATAATAAGTTATTTTACTCCCTATTTTTTTAATTATCATAATATTAATTAGAATTTGCAACGTAACCGAAATCTACTACTCCGACTTGTGCCTCAACGCTACCCATGTCTATTCGTCTAAACGTTTTGTGATTGCAATCTGTAGTAATAACATTAAGAGATACACCAAAAGAGTCTGTTGGGGAATCAGCAACTCCTGATTCATCCCCACCTAAAAATATAGTTTGTACTTTTGAAGCGTCAATTGACGTTTCTTTAAACTCGTCAAATCTTTGATCTACCGTATCTACGGCAGTTTGAGGTGTATTATTTCCTATATATGGCATATGTTATTCCTAATCTGATATTGCGTCAACAGCACTTACCCAAACATCACAAGAACTAGCAGTATTAGATACTACTTTTAATACGTCAGCACTTTGAATGACGTATTTTGCTCCTCCATCTATAATTTGTAAAGTACCACCAGTTTGAATAGGGGCATTTTTAATTAAATAATAGTCATTTGAACCATCATTTACATAAACATCTACTTTAATTTCACTTGACGTTGTATTTGCTAATGCAATACCTATAACGGTATCATAACTATTTGCAGTATGCAATGTTACTGCTGATGTACCAACGTTTCTTGCTATGTATCTTCTAAAGTTTTGTGCCATATCTATTCTCTCTTATTTATATATTTATAATGCAATTGCCATCGCAATAGCAAAACCTTTCGTTGCTTTATTGTCTATTTGCGTCTGAATAGCACTTGTTACGCCATTCAAATATCCAAATTCTGTACTATCTACTGATCCATCACCTACTAGATTTGCATTTAATCTGTTAGATGAGTCAATAGTAGCGTGTTTAGCGTCTAATTGTGTTTGAATTGCACTTGAAACGCCATCTAAATATCCTAATTCTGTTGCAGTTACACTTGTTACTGATACGTCACCATTTGAGTCTGAAGCAAGGGCACGTGAAGCAGTCAAGTCTGCCATCTTACTAAATGCAATTGCAGCTGTTGATTTAATATCAGCGTTAACTATATTAGTAATTGTATTGTTGTCTGAATCTATTGACTTATTAGTTAAAGTTTGTGAACCTGTTAATGTTGCAATAGAAGCCGTATCTGATAAATCAGTTGAAGCGATTGTAATATTCGCTGTACCATCAAATGAATTACCAGCAATCGTTCTAGCAGTTTCTAATGCAGTCGCTGTTGCAGCGTTTCCTGTTGCTGAACCAGCAGTACCTGATACGTTACCAGTTACATTACCTGTAACGTTACCTTCAATGTTCGCAACTAATGTACCAGTTGTAACTGTTAAATTTCCTGTACTTGCACCTGTAAATGAACCAGTTCCTACTTTAAACTTATCATCGCTTTCATCATATCCGATAAATGCGTTATCAGCACTACCTCTTTCAATAACTAAACCAGCGTCATTTGAAGGAGTACCTGAAGTACCATTTCCTAATTCTAATAGTGAATCTGAAACAACCGTATTAGTTGTAGATACGGTAGTTGTTGTACCATTTACCGTTAAGTCACCTGTGATTGTAGCGTCACCTGCAACTGATAAACTTGTACCATTTAATAATTGTAAACTATCTGATCTTAATCTAGCAGTTATTGTTTGTGATCCTGCTTTGATGTTTGCAAATTCTAATAAACCATCTTCACTACCATCTGAAGCGTCTTGTATTTTTGCTGTAACTTTAGCAAAAGTAATTTCTTGGTCAGCGTCATTCTCACCTTGGAATTTTAATTGACCAAGATAATCTGCGTCTGCAATACTACCACTATTTCTTTTTAATGTTATAACTGGCGAAGCAGTTGAACTATTTTCAGTTGTAGTTAAAGTTAATAAGTCACTTGTACCTGTAGATGTTAATGCTAAAGTACCTGCAATACTACCATTACCTGTACCAGAGAAAGCATTAATTGTAGGCGATGTTAAAGTTTTGTTTGTTAAAGTTTCTGTGCCAGCAAGTGTAGCAAATGATCCATCTTGTAAT